AAAACACTACAAAGAAGCGTTCGAGTTGATTGAGCAATCAAATCCACATAAGCGATGGTTAACTCCATCTGATTGGGATAAAGTAATAGAAATGTCAGAGGTTGCTAAAGAGCATCCTTTCCTAGATAGCTACTTATCCGAGCCTGATAAAATAATTGAAGGTACAGGATTCTTTGAGCTAATGGGTGCAAACTGCAAAGTAAGACCTGACTACTACTGCCCATCAGATGGAACAATCATCGATCTTAAATCCACGACCAATGCTAGTCCCAAGGACTTTAAGAAAAGTGTACACAAATATGGATATGCTTTTCAGGCCGCTTGGTATCTGCATGGATTAAAACTATGTGGTGAGCAACCAAAGAGATTCCTATTCTTTGCGGTTGAAAAGACTGAACCATATGCAACGGCAATATACGAGATTGCTAACTATGATGTTGAGAAACACATACCTATGGTTGAGCAAGCCTGTACTAAATGGGCAAAATGTGTGGATACAGGAGTGTGGGAAGGTTACCCCGATGGTGTACAGATTCTTGACATGAGTAACAAGATCTCTAATGGAAAGATGTCGATTTCAAAATTGGCAAAACACTTCCAATTATCGAGGAATACAATAACAAAATATATCTCAGGATTAGAGAGACAGATAGTAGGAAGAGAAAGTCTGTATGACCTAAACGAGGTAGCTAACGCAATAAAGAATGGCAAAAAAAATAAACGCAAATCGAAAAGGAAAAGCGTTTGAGCGTAAAGTTGCACACATACTGAGTGACAATGGATTCCCTGCGAGGCGTGGACAGCAATTCGCAGGGAGTCCTGACTCACCTGATGTGGTCAGTAGCGACTTTCCTTTTCACATAGAATGCAAGGCAGTAGAGAAGTTAAACTTGGATAATGCCATGCTACAATCGATCAAAGATGCAGGTGAAAAAGCACCTTGTGTAATACATAAAAAGAATCATGCAGACATACTTTTTACCTGTAAATTGGATGATTTTATTAAACTATTAAACGAAATGAGTTGGAAAGAATGATATGAAAAAAGAGATTAGGATAAGAATTGATAATGAATTACATGATAAATTACAGGAGTATTATAATAATAATAGGGATAGATACTCTACATTTACCTCGGCAATTCGCTCCCTTTTTGCGGACATTTTGCGGACAAAATGCGGACAAAATGCGGACATTTTGGGACATATCCCTCACGTACGCGCGACACTTCCTTCGGAAGTTACTAATAATTATATAGAAAAAAAGAAAAAAAAGGTAACTCCCAAAAAACGTGCTTGTTCTATCCCTAAAGACTTCAATCCCCCGGTAACCATCGCAAGCGATGAGAACCTTGATCACAAGAGAGCAGTTGAGTATTTTCGCAATTGGGCTGAATCAGGTGATAAGAAGTATGTCGATTGGATTGCTTGCTTCAGGAATGCCTGTAGGAATTGGTTGAAGGATAAAGTTCCTTCTGCTAGTAAATCCACAAAGGTTAATCGTATTACCTTAGACTGATGGATTACGAGATATCGGAACAGGCAGTCCTAGCGGCTTGCTTACGAGATGAGAGTGGTCTAGCAAGTGCCAAGGCTTGCGAGTTACTCACTGAAGCTGATTTCTCATCAGAGGCTCATCAGAAAATATTTAACCTCATCAATCAGAAGCATGATATCAATGAGGTCGATATTGCCATCGAACTACCTGAATGCTCTGAAGAGGCTTTAGCTCTTGGTGAGCGCTATGGTGGGGGAAAGGTTGATCGTTATGTTGAGCAATTGGTTTCCTCAAGGAATCAGAGGATAACTGACTCAGCTCTCAAGGAAGCAATGGATGCCCTTAAGCAAGGGACTTCAGTTGAGAATATTGTAGGTCAATTCAATAGCAAGGTAGCCAAGGCACTATCGTCAGGCAGTGGGCAAAGCAAGGTGAGTAGTGCAGTGAAGAAAGCTAGGGATGAGTTCTTTGCTATTGATGATGGTAACTCAACAGCAGTATCCACAGGATTTAAAACTTTAGACTATGCATTTGGTGGTGGTTTCCAAAGAGGTAGGTTGTATGCATTGGGGGCAAGACCGGGGATTGGTAAGTCAGCACTTGCCATTCAGTTCTCCCATCAGGTTGCTTCCAAAGGCTACAGGGTCGCCTATGCTTCCCTAGAGATGTCTGCAACCGAGTGCGCAGGTCGGATGCTTGTCCGTGACTCAATGGTCTATCGTCCAAGAAAGAAAGGTGACCTGACTGAATCCAAGCGACAAAAGATTCAGGAAAGTGTTAATCGTATGAGTAGTCTTCCCCTGACCTTCAAGGATGATAACAAAGCGACATTGGATTCCTTTCGAGCATTTCTCTTCCAAGAGAGAGCAAAGGGTGACTTGGGGCTCGCAGTGATCGATTACCTTCAACTTCTGTCAGCCCACGGATTCAAGTCACGAACTCAAGAGGTCGATTTTATATCGAGGTCATTAAAGCAATTGGCAATGGAACTTGATGTTCCCATCTTAGCCTTAAGCCAATTGAACAGAAACTTAGAAACGGCAAACCGAGATCCCATGTTATCCGATCTCCGTGAGTCAGGGGCAATCGAACAGGATTGTGATACAGCAATGCTTCTCTCCGTTCACAAAGAGGATGAAGAGGAATCACTTGATGAACCAACCGAGGTGATCAAGTGCCACATTGCCAAGAACAGAGGTGGACAAAATGGGTTGGATGAATTGTTGGATTTCGATAAGGCTCACGGATTGTTCAGCGTTAACCTCCCCAACAGGCTAAATTAAACCCAAGAAGGTATCAAAAAAGCGTCTTAATCGCTCACGAAGGTAAATACTCATGTTGCGAAATAAGACGCTTTTAAGAGGGGGTACGGGGTTGGTGTTCTATTATTCCTTTTCTGTGAGAAGTTTCAGGAGATCTTCTTTTGTAATACCATTTGTCGATTCGATAATCTTTAATTGTATTTCTCGTAACCTCTGTAAAGGTATATCACTTCCACCTTTTACAAGTTGAGCGTGTAAATTCTCGATTGTATCAGTGACTTGTGAACTCCAAGGAAATACTTTATCTTCATTATTCATCTGTTTATAAAAATCTGTTAAACCAACCTTTGTTAAACATCCATTTTGCTATCCTAATCAGAAAAAAGAATGATAGGCTAAGTAGTATTTTTGGTAACAGGTCGTCATTATCACTTTGTTTACTCATTAGTCTTGGTAAAGTAGGCTAATCAATATTATGAATATAATTAGTATAGTGAAGTAAGTTATAATACTCATTGGTCATCAGTCCTTTCTAATTCTTTGATGAGCAAATACTTCTTTACCTGTTGTTCAATCTGTTCAATCCTTTGCTTACTTGTCCCATGATAGTCGCCTATCTGTTGAAGGGTCTTATTCTCCAATGGTTCAGAACTATCCAAGAGATCCAACCGATGAGCCAATACATCAATAGTCATACGAACAACTTTTGATGGGGGTTTACTTAGTATACTATTTGCCCTGTGCTTTAAGCTTCTAGTGGCAATCAAACTACATTGTGGTACTTCTAGTTTTGTACTCAAGTGGAACTTAATGTCCCTGATTGGTAACTCATATTTGATACTTAAATGTTGATAAGACATTCGCTTATCCATGAAATCTTTTACAATTCCATTCACTGTTTTCTTATCTATACTTTTACTAACATATGGCATAATAATTTATCCTTTCTTTGGGTAATCTTGTATTTTGTAATTTAGTTTATTCATGTAGTTTCTTCTCTCAGTTTTACTACCAAGAAAATAAATGTATCTGTGCTTCTGTGGTCGATCTACAACCTTGAATTTATCAGGGTGTGCCTGTCGATATTCCAAGGTGTATCTCTCCGTCAAAGTCTTTGAATGAGGTGACTTAGTCGTTTCATAATCCATAAACAAGTCATCAGATTTGATTGTCTCCTCAACCATCTGCCACTCGGTTCTCTTGTCACTCAATCCTGTGTAAATGAAATTGGTTGCCTGATATACTTTGCCTAAGTGATCCTGACTAGTATCTGCGTAGCTAATAATTATCTTGGGTCTTGGAAGTAACTTGAATGATCCACCTATCAAATAGCTTGCCTCATTCTTGCGGTTGTATTTCAAGACCAATCTTTGCAACTCTATTACCTCATGCTTGTACTCCTTACCACATACTCCAATGGTCAAAGAGTGACTTGGGGGTGATCCATATAGAATGACTCCGATCAACTCATCCCCATCAAACATCCCAAAATAATGGGATGCCGATGGGAAGCGATGAGCATAGTGTATGTCGATCACAAATGGAGTAACATCCAATCGAGTGACTTGTCTGATCTTATAGTTCATTCTTTAGCCAATCAGTATACATCCGATTAAGACTATTGAAGTAGAAGTTCACTAACCTTGGCAAGGTTTTGATATCTCCAACGATCATCCTATCAGTATGAATCAAGTCACCTTTATCAATCTCAAAGGGTAGTTGCCACTCTTCATCCCAACCTAGTGTACATCTGATTTGTAAGTTATGGTTAGGTATCCACCATGTCCATGCACCT